GCCCGCCGGCGCGGAGCCGCCGACGTGGGACGAGCCGCCCAAGATGGATTCGTTGTCGCAGTACATCCTCGAGTTCTGCCTCGAGCAGAGCCGCGGCATGCTCGGCAGCAACAGCGTCACCGAGGGAAATCCCACGGCGAACATATCGAGCGGCAGCTTCGCTGTGCTGCTCGTGAACGTCGCGCAGCGGTACGCGAGCGAGAACCAAGAGGCGCACGACAGCGCGATCACCGAGTCGGCGAACGACGCGCTCGAGCTCACGCGCAAGCACGCGCAAAACGGCTTCTGGGCTGACATCGCGGGCCTGGGCGACGCGCCCTACGCCGAGATCATCAAGCAAGACAAGCTGAAGTCGCTGCGCCGCGTGAAGCTGGTGCGGCAGAGCCCTGTGCTCTCCACCTTCCCCGGCCGGATCGAAGTGTTCGATCGCCTCGTGAAGCTGCCGAAGCGCGAGCGCGCGGACGCCGCTGATATGATGCTGACCGGTCGCATGGAGAGCTTCGCCGAGCGCGACCAGGCGGCGAAGATCCGCATCCGCAAAGAGAACGAGTGGCTCCTGCAGGGCATCAACCCGGTCGTCACGATGTGGGACGACCACGCGACCGAAGGCCCCGAGCACCGGATGGAGTACGACAAGGTTCGCACGATGGACCCGCCGGGCGACGGTCCGAACGGTCCGAACTACATGCTCTACCAGATGATCTGCAAGGCGTTCGACGACCACATGCTGCAGCACACGACCGCGCTCGCGCAGACGCTGATGACCAACCCGTTCGCGGCGATGGTAGCCGGCTGGGCGCCACCTGCAGACGGCGGACAGCCGCAGCAGGGCGGTGGGGGCGGCGGCCTCGAGCAAGGCAACAAGCCGGCGCCAGGCGGCGGCGAGCAGGCACCGAAGGCACCCAAATCACCGAGTTCGCCGCGCGCACCCAAGGCGGGAGCAGGCGCGGCAGGGAGTGACGCATGACCGAGCAAGCCGCACCAGCACCAGCAGCACCACAGCCCAACGGCGCAGCGTCGCAGCCCGCAGCTGCGCCCCCAGCGTCCCAGCAGATCCACGCGGGCGCAGACTTCGCCGAGTTCCAGGCGCAGATCGCAGAGCGCCAAAAGCAGCGCGTGAACCAACCGCCAGCGCCGCCGAAGACCGTGCAGCCGCAGGCGAAGCAGCCCGAGGCTCCGCCCGGGCAGACGCTCGAGGACCCAGGGCCCCAGAAGACGCTCGATCAGGTACCGGTCGAAGAGGTCGATCCGAACGCTCCGCCCGCCGAGCTCGAGCAGCAGCAGGCCGCGCCAGCGATCAGCAAGGAAGACCTGGAGCTGCTCGAGAAGTTCAAGGCGTGGCAGCGCGGCGAAGCGTTCCCCGAGGAGCTCTTGGCGAAGCTGCCCGTGCCGCTGAAGAACGGCGAGGACGTCGAATACGAGACCTTCGAAGAGGTGAAGGCGCAGCGCATGCGCCAGCGCGACTACACGCGCAACATGCAGGCGCTCGACAAGGAGCGCGCGCAGTACAAAGAGCACCTCGGGTTCTATGAGGGCCACTTCCAAGCGATCTTCAGCGACGAAAACGACGGCGCAGCTGGCGGCGACGCCATGTACGACATCTACACGCGTGCCGGAAAACACAAACAGCTGGCGGCGCTCGGGCAGCGACTCGCGCGCGAGGAGCAGGAAGACATCGACGGTGCAAATGGCGCCGGATACGCCGTTCTGCAGCGGCTGAAACAGCGTGAACCCAACGTCAAGGGCAACGACTACCGCGTGCAGGAGGCCGTCAACAAAGAGTTCGAGCGTCGTAAGGCGCTACGCCAGAGCGAGGCGAGGGGACGCTCGCTCGAGATGGAAAACCAACGGCTCAAGCAGCAGACGGATCAGCGCCAGCAGCAGGAGCAGGGCGCCGAGCAGGCGCAGATGCAGCGCAAGGCGCTCGAGCAGCTGCGGCCGCGCGCGTTCGAAGCGCTCGGGCTGAACCACGAGAACCCGAAGCACCGGCAGCACTTCGACACCTACCTGCACGCGATCATCCGGCAGGAGAACCACCAGAAGGTCAGCCCCGAGCTCGTCATGAAGGCCGCCCGAGCGGCTCTGGAGGAGATCCGCGAGGAGCAGCGTGGCGGCGGCGGGCAGACCAGGGGCGCGCCCCCACAACAGCGCACCTTCCAGCCGCAGCTCGGAGCCGGCGGCGGCAAAATCCCCGGGACGCAGCCCCAGCAGTGGCACGCGGAGAGCTTCGCCGAGCGGTTCAAGCTGCCTAGCTGGTGACCCCTAGTTGCACTCCTAGGAGCACTGTGGCAGCGTTGATGTGGCTACTGGCGGCGGTCGTCAAACCCCGGTGGTAGCTACGCATCCGGGACGAATGCTCGTGGGCGTCGTGGGAATCGCTGAGGCGAGGACCCCAATACGATAGCTCGGCGATGACAGGACCCGAACGGACGGCGGTGAGAGCACCCCCCGTTTCGTTCGAGGTCTTCAGTGGCGAACTCAACGCTGGCAGCGTTGCTGACCACTCGCTATGGCGACTGGCAGCGGCCGATTCTGCCGCCCAACACGTTCACGATGTCGCTCCCGTTCGTCCCGAGTGACGACAAGAGCGGCCTCAACTTCTCCATGCCGATCATGGTTGCGATCTCGCAAGGTGCGACGGTCGACAACACCGGCAACGTCATCACGCTGAAAGGTTCGCGCTCCGGCAAGAACCTTCAGGCCGTGCTCGATGGCGTCAACCTCTACATGCAGGAGCAGCTCAGCTACTCCGACTTGATGAAGATGTCCAACGGGGCATCTGAGTCGGGGAACGCTGCGGCGTACCAGAGCGGACCCGACTGGGTCTACTACTCGATGCTGCTCGGTCTGCAGCATCACAGCGAGATGATGGCCCTGTACGGCGCCGGCACCGCGGCGACCATGGGCTCGGACATCGGCGTGATCGATGCGACTCCAGTCGCGGCGGGCGGGCCGAACTACAACTCCGCGACCGATCCCACGGTGCGCATCACCGGCGCGAGCTGGTCGCGCTTGCTGTGGATGAACAGCGGCGGCGGAGGCGATGCCGACAAGGGCATGCTCGTCGACATTTACCAGTCGGACGGCACGACCCTGCGGACCACGAACATCCGCATCGTGGGCGTTGCCGACCCGAACAAGTGTCAGGTCGTCATGGACGCGACCGCGGGCTCGTCCACTCCGGGCGCAGCTGTCACCGCGGGCGATCGCATCGTGCCGGCGGGCTGGGTGGGCGCGAGCGCGCTCGGCGTCAGCGGCATCATGCAGACGATCGGTACGTTCGCAACGATCGACAACACGTCGGTTCCGCAGTGGCGCCCGCAGCGCTTCGACTGCGGCGCCGTCGCGATCTCGTTCGACCTGTTGCAGCAGTTCGCCGGCAAGCTCCGCGGCAACGGCTTCAACAAGGGCGTCTTCGACGTCTGGGCCGCTCCGCCGGTCATGGCCGTGCTGACCAACTCGCTGTTCTCGCTGTCGCGCTGGAACGACAACTCGGGCCGCGACCTGAAGGTCACCGGCACGGGTGCGCTCGAGGTCGACACGCAGATCGGCAAGTTCGTTCTGCACAGCTACGGCTACATCAAGCAGGGTGAGATCCTGGTGATGGCGCGCGGCGAGGCTGTGCGCATCGGCGCCGCCGAGCAGCGACAAGAGGGCGTCAACGGCGAGGGCCTCGTGCTCGAGCTGCAAGGCCAGAGCGGAACCGAGATGCGTGCGATGGCGCAGTTCGCGCCGATCCTGAAGAAGCCTCTGTTCTCGGGTCGCATGTTCAACTTCACGGTTTCTGCCGGCGGTTACGACATCCCCGCGAACTGAATCACCCCGGGCCGGCCGAGAGTTTCCCGCTTTTCTCTCGGCCGGCCGCTGTTTCGGAGGCAACTTGGACCCCTTCACCATCGCAGCACTCGGGCTCGGAGCTGGTGGCGCGCTGTACGGCGCGATCTCGGGCGCGTCCGAGAAGGAAAAGCAGAAGGAAGAGTTTCTGCGCCGCGAGCGTGAACTGGCGCAGCGGACCGCGTTGCGTGGCTCGCGCAAGACAGGCTTCTTCGACCCGCGCTCGATCGACGCGAACTATCGCAAGCAGGACGTCGCGCGCGCCGCCGAAGAGAACTTCAAGACCGAGCCGGCGGACTTCCTGCCGTTCGTCCAGAGCGCGACGCAGCTCGCGGGCGGCATCTACGACGCTGCGAACGCGCCCGCCAAGAAGCCGCAGCTGCCGCCTCCGAGCGCGCTGCAGGCCTACGACTACTCGCCGAGCGGCCCGCCGGGCAGTGGACTCGGTGACGCTCTCCGCGGCGCCTACGGGCCTTACGAAGAGGACCCGCTGATGCAGAACCGCAACCGCTGGTCGGGGCTCGCTTGAGGTCGGACGAGCTCGAGGCGCGAGCGCGCGAAGCGGCCGACATCGGCAGCGTCGCTGCGTGGCCAGACTGGTCGCTGGCCAAGATCCTCCGAATCATGAGCGCTCGTCACAAGACGCTCATGGGCGACGAAGAGATTCGCGCGCGTGCGGGCTACGGCAGCCAGAAGCAGGTGCTGGCGTGCATCGTGGGTCAGGAACTGTACCCCGTGCCCAGCCGAGCGATCGGCGGCGCGCTCGAGAAGGTCGAGATCCAGCTGCCCGGACAGACGCGCTGGGAGCGCTTGGGCAAGGTCGAGACCACCGGCGCAGAGGAGTACGACCTCGGCGTCACGAAGCCTGGGCGCCCGCTGCGCTTCCTCATCCTCGACGGCTTCGTGCAGCTGCTGCCGTCGCCCGACACCACCTATCCGCTGCGCTTCACGTTCTACGTGAGGCCGAGCAACATCGTCCAGTCGCAGAGCTCGACGCTCGGCGGCGATGGCGTCGTGCGCGGACTCATCGCCAACGCCGGCTCGATCAACGTCGTCGCGCGCACGGTCACCGTCAACGTCGTGCCGTTCAACCAGCTGGCTGTTCCGCCGGCAGTCATCCCCGGCGGCAACGTGACGATCGACATCGTCCGTCCCGCCGGCACATACGCGCTCGCCATGTACAGCGTCCCGGCCGTGCTCGCAGGCTCGGTGTTCACGCTCGGCGGCACGGACAGCATGGCGCGCATCCTGCCCGGAGACTTCGTACGCGTCGAAGACCAAACCGACTGGCCGATGGGCTTGCCGGAGGAGTCGCATGAGATGGTGGCGATCCGCACGGCGATGGAAATCGCGCGCGACATCGGCGTCGACGAGAAGGTCGCGATGCTCGGCTCGCTCGTGTCGGCCGACCTCGAGCGTTTCCGCACTGCGCGCGATCCGCAGGTCAAGAGCGCACCGAAGATCGTCCCGCTAAGGCCGATGAGCCGCCGATGACGTTCGCGAAACCAGGCATCTTGCGGCTCATCCCCTCCGGGCCAAATCCGGTGATCTGGGACTATCAGCAGCTGCTGGCTGGCAAGCTTCGCGCGGCGTGGGACGCGCGCGAGGGCGGCGAGTTCGCGCCAGGCCTTTGGGTCTCACATCGCGACGTCGTGTCGGGGCTGCGCGTCGTCGCGCCATCGGACGCGGAGCGCCCGCTTTGCGTCGCGGATGGCAGCAACTTTCGCGGCCAGCGCGTGATCGGCATCACGCAGACAAACAATCGGAGAATGGTCACGCAGGCCATGCCGAATGTTGTCCCTGTGGCGGCGCGGCCCGAGGTCTTCATGGTCGCGCGGCTTCCGAACGGCGCCGCTCAGTCGGGGAATCTCTGCGGATGCGCCGATGCTGGCGCCGGCAGCACTGCGGGCGCGTCGCTCTGGGCGAACGGGTCGGGCGGACTGAACGCGATCGTTGGCTCGGTGGCGATGGGCGCCGCGTATGCGGACACTGCGAACGTCCACCTGTTCACCGCGGCGAATGAGGGAGCCACCAGCAGGTTCCTGATCGACAACGCGCCGTTCGCATCCACCACCGGCGCAGGCGCCGCGCTCGCGACCACGCAGGCGGCTGTCGGTGGCTTCGCTACCGGCTTCACGGCAACGGTGAACGCGTTCGTTGCGCTCTGGGGCATCGTCTGCCCAGCGATGACCGACGCAGAGCGCGCGCAGCTGCTCGAGATCGCAAGAAACGATTGGGCGTTCTGATGGGCCTATTCCTCCCACGTCAGAGCATCCTGGTGCCGATCGGCTTGGTCACGCAGCCGAATCAGTACGCGCAGTATCCGAGCGGCGCCGGCAAGGTCGTCCGCAACCTGGTCATGCGCAACCCGGGCGAGCTCGTCCAGGCGCCCGACGTGCAGGGCGTGACCGGCGTCGGCAACGTCAACGACGTATTGCAAAAGCTCATCCCGCTGGACTCTGGGCACGTCTACACGCTGCACCAGAACGGATCGACGTGGACCGTGCGCGAGGCAAACCTCGGGGCGTTCGGGCCTACCGCAGACGCGTTCTCGAGCACGGGGCGCATCTCGTGGACGCGCGCAGCAGAGCGGCTGGTGCTGAACTGCGAGTTCGACACGCTCATCGGCGACTTCATGGCGCCGACCACAGTTGCAGAGCGGCAGCTGCGCAGCGCAGGCCTGCCACAGCCAACGTTTACCGGAGCTAACCCGACGGAGCCTGGCGTTGGTTGGCTCAGCGCCGGGCAGATGGTCGGCTACTGCTTTTGTTTCACGCGCGAGTTGAGCAACGGCTACGTGCTCCGAAGCACGCCGAGCGTGGCCTGGAAAGTCTTCCTGAACTCCACGCACACAACTCCGCCGTACAACGTGAGCGTCGGCGTCAAGTGGTCCGGCGGCAACATCCTCGCCGGTGACAAGGTCGAGGTCTATCGCACCGACATTCTGAACACGGACAGTGCGAACGCGGATCCTGGAGCAACGTTCAAGCGGGTTCTATCGCACACGGTTACGTCAGCGGAGCAGGCTGGTGGCAGCACCAGCGGCATCGTCGATCGGCAGCCGCCGTTTCAGGGGACGCCCGTCACTCCCGGCGAGGAGCTCTACACGAATCCCGGCCAAGAGGGAGAGCTCTACGCGAACCGCAGGCCGCCGATCGCGAAGTGCATCGACAGCTTCAAAGGCTTTGCGTTCTACGACTACACCACCGAGCGCGCGCAGTGGCGCTTCGCTGTGCCCGGAGGATTCGGCGCGCAGAACGAAGCGGTCGACGCGGGCGTCTCGGTCGAGACGCACAAGCTCAGCGGCATCGGCACGCGGACCATCACCGGGACCGTGACGATCGGGTCGCCCACTGTCACCGGCATCTCTGCTGCCGACATGGTGGGGCTGGTCACGGGCCAGCAGATCACCGGCACGGGCTTCCCCGCGGGCGCCACGATCATCGCTGTAGGCGCGACCACCATCACGTTCGGCGTCAACGCCAACGCCGCGCCGGCATCGATTTCTGTGATGGACGTGCTCGAGCTCAACGGTGTGAAGACCGGCATCTTCGATGCCTATAACTGGCTCGTCAGCATCGGCGCAGCGTGGGAGGTCGTCTGCTCCATTACGATTCCAGTGCTCTCGCCGCGGTACATCCTCGCGTTCGAGATGTCGCTGGAGCCGAACAACTCGCCGTTCAACTCCAGCATCACGGTGCGCGGCACCAACGGACAGAACTACTCGCCGCCCATTCCCCTGATCGCTGCGACCGTCGCCACCTTCACGCCGACCACGATCCGCAACCGCTTCCAGTGGTCCAAGGAACAGCAGCCGGAGCACTGCCCGTCAGTGAGCGAGGGCTTCGCCGGCTTCGGCGAGGTCTACGCGACGGTCAGCACGCGCGACGCGCATTGGAAGTGGTGCTCTGACGGCCTGTTCCGTCTGAGCGGCGACGCTGGCGCGCTCGGGCTCGGCAACTGGCAGATCGACTTCGCGAACAGCACGCTGATCATCGCCGGGCCGCAGGCGGTGTGTGCGCTGAATGAGTTTCAGTACGCGTACACGAACGTAGGCTTCGTCGAAGTCGACAGCGCAGGCACCGTCGTCAACCTCACGGACAAGATTATCGGCGACCTGCTGCCGGGGCAGAAGTACACCGAGACGCGCAAGATCGTCGTCGCGCGCAACGAGACCGACGAGGAGGTCGTGCTCATCCTCGGCGACAACGGTTCGGACAGTTCCGACACGGTCTATGTGTTCAACACGAAGCAGCGCTCTTGGACCACGCTCGGCAGCAACGGCGCGAACCTGTCGAAGATCACGGCGATGGAGATGCAGCGCTCGCCGAGCTCGGGCGAGCCGCGGCTACTGTTCGGCGTGACACCACTCGGCGGCGTCGCTCCGAGCTACAGCGGCTGGAACAGCCCGAGCGCATTCCTCGCCTATCAGTGCCGCTATCAGCCGATCTACGGCGACGACCCGCTCGAGCTAAAGCGCTGGCTGTGGGCCGACTACCTGTTCGACACGAGCTCGAACGGCAAGTTGATCACGCCGGAGTGGAACGGCATCGCGTTCGGCGGCAGCGTGGCGATCGAAACCCTCGACCAGGGCGGCTACGCGCGCGCCGGCTGCCCGCGCGAGGTCGGCCTGTCGCAAAGCATCAGCGCCGGCTTCAGCGGGCCGTCAGGCGCCACGCAGATGCGCTTCCAGGGCCTGAGCGTGCCCGTCAAGCAGCGCACCAACCAGAGCAAGAAACGATGAGAAGCCAGCCCCGAATCCGGCACCAGCTCGGCCGCGACGTGACGCTCGGCGAGCAGATGCGCGACGCTCAAAAGGGCCTCGACGTCATCCCGGTGACCGTGCTGCGCAAGCTGCAGATGCGGTACACGGAGCCGCTCGTGCTCGGCGGCTTCGAGCGCTCGCCCGAGGCGATCGAGGCGCTGCGCGTGGTCTCCATGGCGGACCAGGAGAACGCGCTCCTGTGCGGCGGCATGTGCCACTTCGCGTGGCGGCCGAACAAGGGCGGAGCGCAGATCACGTCGATCGACGGGATGAGCATCGCAGCCAACGGCGGCAAGGACTACCGCTTCACGTTCCGCATCACCTTCGAGCCGACCGCAGGAGGCCGCTGAATGGCCAGTTCACAGTACAGCGCAGTCAAGTCCGCGCTCTCGAACAAGCTGTTCGGCGCGGACATCGCTGTCGGGAACATGACAGCGGAGCAGCGCAAGCTGTTTCAGCAAGAGTTCGACAAGTACGCGAGCTCGCTGCCCAAGCTCCAGCAGCAGGAGTTTCGCGACCAGCTCTCGACGGAGATCAACGCCAACCCGCTGCCGGGCTCGCGCGGCGTCACGCCGTACAGCGGCGAGCGCGCAGCAGTCACGGGTCAGATCCGGGACGCCACGGCTGCGGCCAACGCCACCGACCAACGGCTGATCGCCGACTACACAAGCGCCGGCAACCTCGCTAACCAGATCGACACCAACGCGATCGGAAGCCTGACGAGCGCGCAGGACACAGCGCGCCAGGGCTACGCGAACGTTGCCGGCCAGCAGCGCCAGACAGCCAACGACTACAACAACCTCTCGGCGCAGCTGTTCGGCGGATACGCGCAGGGTCAGGCGGGCCTGAACGCGCAGGACCAGTCTGGCTACGACCGCTACATCAGCGAGACCACGCCGCTCATGACGCGGCAGACCGCGCGCAGTTCGGACCCGGCGGACCTGTCGCGCCAGCTCGGCGCGTACAACGCAGCCGCAGGCATGGCGGGCGGCTCGCTCGACTATTCGGCTGCGCAGTACGCGTCTAACCCAGCGGACATCGCGCGGCAGACGCAGTCTTATAACCAGCTGTACGGCGCGGGGCAGGGCTCGCTCGACTACACGGCGGCGCAGTGGCAGAGCAACCCGGCGGACCTCTCGCGGCAGCTGCAGGGCTACAGCGACCTTCGCGGCATCGGGCAGGGCTCGCTCGACTACACCGCCGACAACTGGGTCACGAAGGGCGAGGACGAGTCGCGGCAGCTGAGGTCGCACAACGACTTCAACAACATCGCGAACGGCGTTCTCGACTACGACAGCCAGGCCGCGCGCGCGTTCGCGGACCCGCAGGATCGCGCGAACCAAGAGAAGGCGCTCCTCGACATCAAGAATGACCTGCAGTTCGGCGGCAAAGACCAGCGCGAGGTGATGGAGAAGTTCAAGGCCCTGTCGGACCCTGCGGTCACCGGCAAGGAGCGCTTCCTCTCCGAGCTCGCGCGCCGCGAGTTCGAGACGCAGGACAAGAGCTCGCGCGACGCCGTGTCGGCGAACCTCGCGGCTCGTGGCATGCGCTCGGGAGGCCAGCTCATCGCAGGGCAGCAGGCCGCTCACCAGCAGATCAGCCAAGACCGCTTGCTGAAGGAGCTCGGGATTCAGGCACAAGCGGTCGATCGCAGCATGCAGGCGCTCGGCGGCTGGGGCTCGAGTGCCAACGCGCTGCGCTCGGGCGACCAGAACGCGCTCAACATGCAGGCTGGCTTGTCCACGGCGCTGCGCAACGCGTCGTTCGATGAAGCGTACAAGCGCGGCATCGGCGCGGACACCGCGAGCCAGGCGAACCAGGGCGTTAGGCTCGCCGGCTATCAGGGCAAGGCCGACCAGGCGAACATCATGCGCGGCCAAAACGATCAGGTCGGCATGTTCAACAGCCAGCAGAACAACGTGGCCAAGGCGAACAACCAGGGCACGCGCCTCGCCGGCTACCAGAGCTCAGCGCAGCAGTCGAACGCGATCCGCAACAGCAACGACGCGGTGGGCACCTTCAACGTGGGCCAGCGCAACACGGCGTCGGCGAACAACCAAGCCACGCGCCTAGGCGGCATGACCGCCGCGGCGTCGCAGAGCAACTCGATCCGTTCGGCGAATGACGCAGTCGGCACCTTCAACGTTGGACAGACGAACATCGCGCAAGCGAACAACCAATCGACGCGCGCGCAGGGCGTCGGCATCCAGGCGGCGCAGTCGAACGCGATCCGCTCGGCCAACGACTCGCAGCGCCAGTACGAAGACACGTTCTCGCAGAACGAGTCGACGCGAGTCGGCAACCTCGCTGGACAGCGCGCGCAAACGGGCCTCGCGACCACGGCGCAGATCGGCGGCCGGCAGAGCGACGTGCAGGGCGCGGGGCAGAATGCGCTAGATGCCGCGTACGGCCGCACGTCGGACGCGAACAAGACCGACTGGCAAGTGGTCGGCAACGACTACGGCATGTCGAAGGACTACTTCGACGCGGTCACCGGCGCGGGCCAAAACCGCGTGGATCGAGCGTCCGGAACTGCGGGCCTCGGCCTCACGGCGAACAGCGCCGGCACCGACCGGCTGATCAAGTCGCTCGGCATTCAGAACGACCAATGGATCGACGCTGAGGAGCGCGCGCTCGCGGGGCTCTAAAACCATGGGATACAACGACCTCAGCTATGCACGCTCTCGCGGTCTCGGCGTCCTCGACGACGAGGACGAGCTTGAGCGACGCAGGCGCGCCGACGAGCTCGCGTCGCTGGCGCCCAGCTCGCCCGACGCATGGATCGATCAGCAGGCCAATCGCAACCCGACGTGGATGCGCCGGCAGCCGGACATGTCCATCGGCACGTTCGAGGCGCAGGACGCTCCGGACATGACGATCGGCCTGGATGAAGCCGAGCGGCGCCCCGACATGACGTTCACCGAGCAGGAGACGGACACGGCGCCGAATCCCAGCTTCAGCCCGGACATGACGTTCTCGCTCGAGGAGTCTCGGCGTAACTCTGCGCTAGCAGATGACGAGTTGTGGGATCGAAGCCTTCGCACTCCCGGATACGGTGCTCCGCCGAGCAGCCAACAGTCGACGCCGCTGGCGGCTGCATCAGACGAGCGAACGGGCGGCCCGCAGCCGCAGCTATCCGCCCTGCTCGGGCAAGGGCCGGGCAACCTCGACCAGCGCTGGCTCGACGCCGAGGGCGCCGCGCTCGATCGCAGCGGCTACGGCGGCGGCGACGAGTACGGCATCGGCGAGGGTATTCGCGACTTCGCGCCGATGGCGATCGGCGGTGCGCTCGACATCCTGATCAACAAGGGCAAGGGCCTGGGCGCGCTCACTGCCGGCGGGATGCAGGCGATCTCACACGAGAACGTGCGGCGCGACCGTTCCAAGCAGGCCGCGGCGGACGACGCGCTCGCGATGAAGCGTCAGCGCGAGGCTGGCGGCGATCCGTCGCTCGAGCGCGCTTACAAGCTCGCGCAGATGGAGCGCTGGGCGAAGCAGGGCGAGCTCGGCGGCGAGAATCTCGAGCAGCGCCAGCTCAACACGATGATGAATCAGGCCAAGCTGGCCTACCAGCAAGACCCGAACAACCCGCAGGCGATTGCGATGGTCGCCAAGGTGAAGGAGCTCACCGGCGTAGACCTGGCCGGCCTCGGCAACCAGGCGGCGGGCAGGGTGATGCCGATCGTAGGTCGCGAGCAAGGCGCGAACCTCGCCGGACCGATGCAGGACGCGCGCAACCGGAGTGACCTGGCATTCGCCGGGCCGACTGCGACGGCGAAGGAGATTGGATCCGCGCGCGGCGAGCTCGAGGCCGCGCCCACGCAACTCGCTGCGAACACCGCGCTGGGCAAGGTGCCCGAGCGCGAGGTGCGCGACGAGACATTCACCACGCAGTTCGCCAAGGACAACGAAGCGCCGATCAAGGTCGGTCTCGCGCTGCAGGCGATCATGTCGAAGTCTCAGGATGGCCAGCCGGCACCGGGCCTCGACCCGGTGAGCCGACTCGGAAGCAAGGTCCCGGGCGCAACGCAGCTGTTCCCGGAGACGTTCACCCAAGACGTGCAGGAGGTGTTGCAAAACCTCGACCTGGCGGAAGAGGCGTACTCGCGCGACCAGTCCGGCGCAGCCATTGGCGTCAAGGAGGCGGCGAAGTTCCTGCGACAAGTCATCGGCAGCCCGCTCGCCAAGGCTGAGGACGTGCAGGCGGCGATCGGCCGATTCGCCCAGCGCAACAACGAGTACCTGAGCGCGCGCGCCGCAGCGAACCCGAAGGCCGCTGGCTCAGTGTTCGAGGCTGCGGGCCTCAACATCGGCGGCGCGCCGAAGCCGCCACCAGCTGCAGGCGGCGGCAGTCGCGCGAACTACGGCCCAGACGCGGGGCACCCGAGCAACCTCGGCAACACCGGAGACGGCCGGCGTCCGCCGCCGATCCCGCCGCTCGCGCCTCCAGACCCGCGCGGTGGCGAGGGCAAGCCGCAGGCGATCAAGCGGCCTGACGGCGCCTACGACATCGACGGCGAGACGTACACCGAGGACGAGGTTCAGCGGCTCATGCGCAAGGGGCTGATCCAATGAGCGGCCGCAAACGACGCTTCGACGCCGCGCTGGCCGAGGAGGACGACGGCACTCTCGTGGCGCCGGTCGCTGACGAGTCGTGGGAGCAGCACCTCCCAGAGGGCTCGTGGAAGGACACGGCGACCGATGCGGCCGGCGCGTGGGCCAACGGCGTCTTCCAGGGCGTCGGCATCAACCCGGCGGAAGTGCTCGACGCCACCGGCGGCCAGGAGCTCGGCGATCGGCTTCGGATGAAGCTGCAGACGGGGCGACAGGCCAGCCCCTACGCGGCGGGCCTGGGCGACTTCACCGGCGAACTCACGAGCCAGGTGGCATCCGGGCTCGGACCGCTCGCAGGCGGCGCGCTCTCGGGCTGGGGCAACACAGAGGGCGACCTCGCCACCAAGGCAACCGGCGCAGCCGTGGGCGGCGCAATGGGCAAGGCTGGCGGCATGCTCACGGGCAAGCTGTCGTCGCTGCTGCGCGAGGGCTCCGAGGCTGCTGGCCGGTCGGCGATGAATAAGGGGCTTGAGCAGTCCGGTGCTGAGGCTGCCGACCTGCGGCGCTTGGACCAGCTCGGCGGGCGCGAGTATTTCGCCGAAGGCGCCCAGCGCCTCGGCCTCACTGGTCGGCCCGGAAAGGTGCTCACCAAGGCGGAGAAGCTCGCGCAACAGCTCGAGGAGCAGCGCGCCGGACTCGTCGGCGACGCTCCGCCGGACATCGACCCGAGGGCACTCGGCGCTTCCGTGCGCGGGGCCGCGGACCGCTACCCAGGGATCACCCCGGTCGCCAACGCGGCGGACAACGCAGCCGGCTACGTCGACAACATCGACCGAGGCGGGCGCGCCGGCTGGGATGACGTCAACGCGCAGCGGAAATACTGGGGCGACAAGACGAACTTCGCGAGCGGCACGCCCGAGGCGAACATGCGGAAGGGCGTCTACGGCGCCTACAACGATGAGATGGGCGACGCGCTGTCGCTGCGAGACGCGGGCGCTGGTGACGCGTGGCGCCAGGCCGGACGCGACGAGCAGATTGCCATCGAGCTCGGCGACATCGCGAGCAAGGGCGTGGACCGCGCGCGCGGGCGAGAGTTCAGTCTGACCGGCACTCCGGCGCGGCTGCTCGGCGACATGGTGAACGGCCCCGGGCCAGCGAAGCTCTCAGCAGCGCTGCAGGGCGGCGGCAGCAAGCTCGCCGGAGCATTCCCCGCGGGCGTCGCAGGCGGCAACGCTGGCGCCGCCACAGCCGATCAGGTGCTCGACGCGCTGCAGAACAGTCCGCAGCTGCTCGGGCGGTACACCGACCAGTTTGCGCAGGCTGCGGGCTCGCCGTCGCCCGGCGCTGTGAGCGCGCTGATCGAGCGGCTGACCATGACCGACCCAGATTTCAGAACGCAAGTGCTGCCGCAGCTCTCGCGGCCATCCGGAGGCTATTGACATGTACAACGCACAAGCAGTCAACCGCGTAGGCCCTGCTGCCAACAGCTTGGGAGCGGCCTACATCAATCGCGCGTTCCGCACGCCCGCAGCCGTGGACGGCTCCGCGTCGTGGACGATTCCCGGCACGGGCCCGCAGCTGCCCGGATGCTGGGTGTCGATCACCAACATCGGCACGCTCGCGACGGACCTGCTCGTGGTCGCGTTCGGGCGCTCGAGTGTTACCGGCGGCACGCCCAACGCGGTGAGCGCCACGGACTTCGTCGTGCTTCCCGGCACAACGCAAGAGTTCTTCTGCGATGCCGGCGTCGACACGGTGAAGTTCGGCGGACCGGTGACCGCGATCGCATCGCATTACCGCAGCTGCTTCTGAGGAGAGATGCAACGCAAGGGTCTCAGAGGTACGTGGTTCTCGCCGACCGGTCTGACGCCGGACGGCGTACCCACGGGCACGAAGGTCGATCGCGACATGGCGATCGGTCGCATGGACTCGTGCGGCGTGCCGCAGGTCGACAGCGCGCTGATCACCACCGACCCGATTCTCGGCGCGTACCTCGACGGTCAAGAGCTGATGCCGCGCATGGAGTCGCAGCTCAACCGGCCGATCAACATGGCCGTTGCGTTCACCGACAACACGACGCTGTCGGCGAACGACTTCGTGTTCTGGTTGCAGTGGCCGGGCTCGCGCAAGGTGGTCGTGTCGCAGACGCTCACTCAGCCCGGCTGGGATATGAACCTGAGCGCAGGCGGGACCTATGATGCTGTGTACAGCGCGGCCGTCGACAACCTGGTGCCGTACAAAGATCGGATCCTGGCCGTCCGCATCGGCTGGGAGTTCAACGTCAACGGCGGCTATCCGTGGAGCATCGGCGGCGCCGGCTCGAATCAGACGCCAGCGAACTACGCCGCGAGCTTCAACCGCTTCGCGCTGATGTTTCGCGAGCGACTTCCGGGCGTGCTCATCGACTGGTGTCCGCTCTGGGATCACACGCTGCCGGACGCCTGGTATCCGGGCGATGACGCCGTCGACGTGATCGGAAACGACGTCTACGTCAAGCAAGCCTTCCACGCGAACAGCTTCACGCCGGTACTCTACGGCACGGCTGGTCTGCTGTGGCAGGAGCAGTTCGCGCAGGCCCACGGAAAGATGATGAGCTTTCCGGAGTGGGCGATCGACTACGCGAACGGCGCCGACTTCATCATGAAAATGGCGGAGTGGATGCGCAAGCCGCGTAGTTCGCGCGTGCTCTACCAAGGCTACTGGAACAGCAACAGCGCAGTGAGCACAGCGCTGGACGATCTACCTCTCAACCTGGCCGCCTACAAAGCGGCATTCGCGGAGCTCTGATGGTCTCGCGTCGCGCCGCCGCCAGCCACATGCTCCGCCGCGCACCGCGCTATCCGGACCACTTCGGTTTTTCGACAGTCCCACCGATCGATCCGCTCATGATCGACTACTGGGACGCGAACGTCTTGGCGGCGACTGCGGCTGACCCTGGCGTGTTCCTGGTCGGCGGACAGGTCGACAGTTGGAAGGGTCACCGGGCGGGCATCGTGGTCACTGCGCCGGCTGCCGGTCAGCGGCCACTCTACGGGACGGACAGCTCGCTGCTTGGAAACGTTGTGCAGTGCACCGTGGCAAGCAGCAGGTGTCTGGTAAACACTGCCGCGGGAACGATCGTCGCAAACGGAACGCGTCCGTACACATTGAGCGCCTTTCGACTGTCGACGGCCCCAGGCGCCAGCGTTATTTACGGCATCTTCGCCCTAGGCGTGGTCGCGAGCCAAGACCGCCACTTTGTTCACTACCAGACGTTCGGCGGCTCGCAGTTGAGGCCGAACTACAACAACAACGCTGTCAACGTCCAAGCTACTGCGACCGCGGACACTCTGAGCCACGTCGTAGAGTTCTGGCCTGACGGCGCCAACCTCATTTGTCGCGACAACCGCACACAGTTTCAAACTGCATCCGCCGTCGCGCTAGGCGCTGACTGCACGGCGATTGCGTTCGGCCGGTCGTCGGCACTTAGCAACAGCTTCGCGAACGCCAACCTGGCGTGGAACGGCTTGTTTAGCGGCAAGCCGAGCGACTCTTATATCGACACGCTGATGGCGTGGCTGAGTTACTGGAAGGGCACAGCGCCCTGAACCACTGAGGTGACACTATGGCTGTCGGGATTGGGCGAAGACTTCGCAACAACATGATGAACGCGGCGTTTGGCAAGACGCCTGCGACGATGCCCACGGCGTGGTGGTTGTCGTTGCACACCACGAACCCCGGCGATGATGGCCAGGGCGGCGGCGAGCCCACGGCGACGGGCAGCTACGCGCGCGTGCAAGTGCTCGCGGCCGGCTGGAACGGGCTCACCAATACGCCGCCGCCACCGGCCAACGACGCGGCGTCGATCATCGACAACGTAGGCATCGTGAACTTCCCCGCGAGCTCGGCGGCGTGGAGCACTGGCGCGACCAACCTGACGCACGTTGGCATCTGGGACAGCTCGAGCGCGACTGCCGAAGCCAACTTCATCGGCCGTGTGGCGCTGACGACGCCGCAGGCCGTGAACGCCGCTGGCATCACGCTCTCGATCGCAGCGGGCGCGCTCGACATCACCGGCATCAGCACCTGATCGGAGTCCTATGGCGACCGTTACCTACCCGCTATCCGTCGGGGCGCTCATTCCGAGCGCCACCGTGCCGCCCGAGCTCGTGCGCCTCGAAGGCACGAACTTCCCGGAGTTCGGCTACGCGTTCGCCGATGCGACCGCCGATGAAATCGTCTACACCGAGCGGCTGTTCATTCCGAACTACGGTTCGGGCAACGTCTCCGTGATCTGCGACTGGCGGTCTCGCACGGGGCAAACGACCGGCGCGGTTGTGCTCGGCGCGGCGCTCTCGGTGATCACGCCGGGAGACGCGCAGAGCGTGGCGACGGATGCGTTCGCGACTGAGAACACGCAGACCACCACGGTCAACGGCACAGCCAACGGTCTGACGCGCACAACCATCGCAGTCAGCAACCTGGACTCGTTGGCCGCGAACGACTCGCTTGTGCTGCGGCTCGTGCGCCGACAGAGCAACGGCTCGGACACGATGACCGGCGACTGCATCATCGAGGGCGTGACCCTGCAGTACAGCGACACCTGAGATGGCAACGCACTTCACAGGCTCCGGCGACCGGCTTTCGCACAGCAACAGCGTCATCGCCGGCACGGCGAACCGCTCGTTTTCTGTGTGGGTGCGCAAGACATCGAGCGTCAACAACAGCCTTTTCCAGATCAGCTACGGCAGTGGCACGTGGCTCTCGGAGATCTCCACTTTCGGCGGCGACCTGTTCGTCACGGACGCTTCAAGCGGCGGCAGCGCGCAGTACACGTTCACCTTCACCGTCAACCAGTGGTACCACATCGGCTATACGTACGACGGCACGAACAAGCGCGTGTACGTCGACGGCGCGCTTGTCTCGACGCAGGCGTGGAGCTCGGCGGGAGCGCCCAGCGGAGACGGGTGGATCTTCGGCGCGGCCAACTTCACGGCGCCCGACGCTGACCTGCAAGATATTACGATCTGGGACGTCGTCCTGACGGCCGATGAGATCGCCCAGCTGTTCCGGCAGCGATTGCCACGTCGGCGCAACAACCTCGTCGCGCACTACCCGTTGTTTCCGGACGCTGCGAGGACCGCAGACTACTCGGGCAACGGCCGCACGCTGACTTCGGCAGGTACGCCGACCGAGGCGACGAGCAATCCGTCGGCCCCATGGACGGGCGGCCGGCCGCAAAGCATCTACATCGTCTCCGGCACCACCGTTCAGATCGCCGGCTCCGCCGCGACCAACTTTGGCGGCACAGCAGCCAGCACCGAATCCGTCGCGCTCGTAGGCGCTGCAGCCACGGCATTCGGTGGCTCCGCCGCTGGCCCCACGTCTGCCAAGTCGACCGCCGGAGCGGCTGCAACGGCGTTCGGCGGCACAGTAACGGTGACGCCGCTGAGCGTCGTCCAGATCTCAGGCGTCGCCGCGCCAACGCGCTTCGGCGGCGCCGCGGCAAACACGGCCGCAGCCGCGCTGGCGGGCGCTGCTGCCACGCAGTTCGGCGGAACGGTCACGGTGACAGGCGGTGGCGGCGGCGGAGGCGCCGACCAGGGCGCTCTCGGGGCGGCGTTCAGACGCCAGTCGATGGTCGCCGGCAGACGGAGGATCAGGTGAAGGGACTACCACCACAAACGGACTGGCCGAAGTGGATGCAGCTCGCGGCGGCGGACGTCGGCGTGCGTGAACTGCCGGGCGTGGCGACGCATCCACGTATTGCCACGTATTATCAGCACACCCACCTGCCGGGCGACCCCGAGGACGGCGCCACAGCTTGGTGCTCGGCAGCGATGTGCTGCTGGCTCGACGAGGCCGGCTACGTCAGCACGAACAAGGCGAACGCGCGCAGCTGGCTCAGCTGGGGCCAGGAGCTCAAAGAGCCTCGCCTGGGTTGTGTCACCGTCTTCAGTCGTGGGAACCCCAGCAGCTTGCAGGGACACGTGTCGCTGTACGTCAGCGACGCAGGCTTCGGGAAGCTGCTCGTGCTCGGCGGCAACCAGCGCAACAGCGTGAGCTTCTCGCTCTATGACAGGGCTCGCGTGCTCAGCTTCCGATGGCCGACTGAACAGTTGTGAGGTAGATTACAAACAGTCAGATCGGAGGTCGTCACATGGACCCGCGCGCGATGCAGCTGCTTCAGGTCGCACTGGGTGTGCTCTGCTGGATGGCTGCGGTGGCGACCCTGTTCGCCCCCAAGGACACGGGCGGCGCGTTCAACATCCTGTCGACGGCGGGGACAGCGATGATCATGAACGCGATCCCGAGCCTCGCGGAAATCGCCAAGGCGAAGCGGGCGAACAGCGAGCCGCCGCCACCGGTCGTAAAATGACCGACGAGTCGCGGGCTGTGCTGAGCACCAAGATCAGCGCCCGGGCCAACCAGCTCGTGCGTGACATCGTGGTCGGCTTCTTCCAGCACATCGGGACGCCGGAGCGCGTGCTCAGCAACCAGCACGTCACGGCGCTGCGCGTGCTGGTCGGCATGGCGTTGCGCGAGGCGGCGATGATCGGCGTCGAGTACGCCCAGCGGAAGATCGCACCTTCGCCGGCAGGCCGGACGCAGACGCCGAAGGTGCCGCACCCGGCCCGGGCCACCGACACGCCGCTCGCGTTCGACGACAAGACCACCGACCGGATGCCGCGCCGGTCCGATCACGCCGACTTCGGCGACGAGTAGCTACTCCTGCGCCGTCAGGCCGTAGCGGCGCTCGAGCGTCTCCAGGCCCTCGTAGAGAGCCATCCGGATCACGGCGCTGACCGACATGCGGACGGCGCGAAACTCCGCGTCCTTCGAGACCTCCGCGAGCAGCCGCTCGAGCCGTGGCCCGAGCTCTGCAGGGAACCGCAGGGGCAGCCGCTTCATGCCGGCCTCGGCTTCTGTGCGAGCTGCCGGTCCACGACCTTTGCGGCTTCTCTTCGAGGCAGGCTTCGCTCGCGCGCCACGGTTGTAACGGTGCCCTGCGGCTGTGGAACGTCTTCGTGGGCGAGGATGCATGCTGTGGCTACAGCATTGATGCAGATTAGATACAAAAGCGCAAGGAGGGCCAGCCACGGCGTGGGCGCGAGCACCATGACCCCCTCGAGCGCGATCACGAGGTAGACAGGTTTGTCGGCGCGGCGCGTTGCGCTCCGACCCCACTCCCAGACCGTGCTCACGCTGAACAGCACGCATGCGGCTACGACCGGCACCATGGGGTGCAGCAGGTCGCGTGCCGTGTGGATGCTGAGATCGTGGTGCACCGTCCAGTAAGCGGCGAGCGGCGGGAATCCGCCGAGCAAGCCACCCATCAGCGCCGCGTACGGGTGTCGTCGCGCCTGTCGCCATTGTTCGAGGATCCCTGTGTTCATTGCCCTGCCCCACCCTTTTGCGATTCTTTGTCCGATTGTTTTGTGCTGGGGCTCTGCGAGTTGGCGTCGGCGACCGCGATCGACGGAGTAGGGGAGGGCCGCACGGCCGCCGCCGCGATCACGGCCAGCACCAGCACGCCCGCGAATGCGAGGATCGCCCAGGGCTTGCGCTTGGGCGCAAGTTGGTGGTTCGCCACCGCCCACGGGTTCTCGCTGATGAATAGCGCGTACTCGTACTGTGTCTTCGAGCAGGCGCTCTTGAGCGCGTCTGCCTTCGCCCGAGCCTCGAGCACGCCCAGGGCGCCCATCTGGTTCAGGTAGCGCGCTCGAGCCGCCTCCTCCTGCGCTTCGCGGTCGAAGGCGAAGTAGGCGACGTTCTTGTCGATCGGCACCTTGTCCCGGAGGACGACGTAGCGCCGGCCCTCGTCGTCTACGCGAACGTCCCTCGGCTCCGGCCCGTCCACTGGCTCCTCGTCGTCAATCATGGCTGCCCCCTGCGTCCCAGGCCGCCATGCCGGCAGCTTGCAGCGGGTCGGCCAGCACCCTCGCCACCCAGCCGGCGGCGATCAGCGCGGCGCCCAGCACGCGCAGGCTCAGCCGCCCCAGCACGAGCGCCAGCGCGGCGGAGTTGGTGGCCAGGGCTCCCGACGGGAATCCCGACGGGAATCCCGAAACTCCCGACGTGCTCCCGATGTGGCCTCCCGAGCGCTCCAAAGCTTGACTCTGGACGCGGACCACGACGGTCACGCCTCCGTTTCGCGTCATCGAGTCCACGTCACTCACCCCTGACGCTGGCGATCATCTCCGGCGTCACGTTGCCGAAGTACGTCACCAGCACGAGCACGCCGAGGGCGAGCGCGAGCCAGGAGAACTTCTTGTTTGGGTCCTGCCCCAGCGCCAGGCTGAACAGAGTCAGGACGATCAGGACCAGCGGAACGGTTGGGATTGTCATGGTACAACGTTGTAGCCAACCGGCTGCAACGTTGCAACCCCCGCGGGCCGCGCTACTCGCTGAACGGCTTCAGGGCCTCACGCATCAGTGCTCCGCGCCGGCACCATGGGCCGCCACGCCGCACGCCGCGAGCCGCATACGCTCCGCCTCGCCCGCCTTGGCGAATAGGTCGCGCTCGCGCCTGGCAGCGGCGACCTCGACCTCCAGCGCGTCGATCACGTTGTAGACGCAGCCATGGCAATAGTCGGCCGGCTCGCAACCGTCCTCGAGCTGAAAGGTCTTATCGCACTCGCGGCAGACGAGTTCGGATTCGTCTCGTGTCGGTCTGTTCATGGGACCCCCTGAGTCGTGTGTGCTAACAGTGTGCCGGAATCAGCGATCACGGCGGCGTCTGCGGACGCGCCTCGAGGGTCAAACGACCCTAAAATCAGCTGAAAAAGCGGTGGGCGGGACAGGGATCGAACCTGCGACGTACGCCGTGTAAAGGCGCCAGCGCTGCCCGAAAGCGCAATCGAGTCGGGTAGGTAGCCTACCCCGGATCGCCGTGTGCCAGCTGTGTGCATCACGCCTCCCTTGCCGGTTCTTTGCGCTTCCGGAGCGGCGCCAGCTTGGCGATCGCCTCGTGCATGTGGTCCCCCTGGCCGACGCGAGCGTAAACGCGCTCGAGCATCCGTGTCGAGCTGTGCCCCATCAGGTGCATCAGGTGCAGAATGGGCACGCCCGCGATCGCCAGCTGCGTCGCGAACGTCCGCCGCAGGTCGTTCAGGCTGATCTCCGCCTGGCGCAGCTTGCGCCCCCGGTACTCCACCACCCGGACCGGCTGGAAGCCGGCGCGGGCCGCGTACTGGCGCAGGTCGCGGTCGTAGTTGCCCCAGCGCGCAAACATCGGCGCAGCGCCCCTGCGGCTCCACAGCACGTCGTAGACCTCGTCGGACATCGGCAGGACGCGGTCGCGCTTGCTCGCCTTGGTGCCGCGCACGCGGACCTCGCGGCGGTCCCAGCTGCAGTCGGAGGCCTCGATCCGGTAGAGCTCGGACCGGCTGAGCCCGCAGTGCAGGTACATCACCAGGTAGTCGCGCCGGTGCGCGGGCGTGGCTGTCAGCAGCTGCAGCTGTTCGGCGCGCAGCAGCCAGCGTTCCTTGGGCGCGTTGTCGGCAAGCTTCGGCATCTTCGGCGGCACGAGGCCGACCGCGCGGAACGCCAGCGCGAGCTCGCGCAGCTCGCGCTTGACGGTCGGCCGCTGGCGCGTGGCGAGCGCGACCTTGCAGTAGCCGTCGACATCGGTGCACTTCTCGATCGGCGTGTTCGGCTGGAAGTAGTCGGCCAGCGCGCGCGCCTTCTCGAGCGTGATGTTGATCGTTGCCTGCGAGCGCTTCGCGCGCTCCTTCACTTCGATCAGCGCGTCGACGGCTTGCGCGAGCGTCGTTGGGCGAGCGACGCGATCTTGGCCCAGCGCAAGCGATTGCTCGATGTCACGGGCAACGATTTCGGCTGTGCGTCGTGACTTGGTGGTGCTGTCGTCTCGGATGCCGGTGCTGCGTCGGCACTCGCGTCGCTTGCCGTCGGCCCAGTAGTGAGCCCGCACGTACCAGACGCTGTCGCCGTGTCGGAGCTTTCGAGAGTAGATGTCCATGGCGCCTCGAGTTGGCGAAGGTAGTTGTCCAGCCGGTGCTTTGGAAGGCGGGTCGCGCGCCCGAGCTTCAGTGCTCCAAGGCGCGTCATCAGTTCGTAGGAGCTCGACCTTGACAGCGCTGTCACCGCCATTACGTCTCGCACGGTTATCAGTTGCCGCGGTGCGCTCACGGCTTTACTCGCTTGAAGCTGATCGCCCAGACCCAAGGATTGTCGGCCCACGCGGCGCGTGGACGCTTGCCGTTGATGTGGTCCCAAAGCTCCGCGTACTGCTTGATCTGCTCTCCGGCATCGGCCGGACACATGCCGCTGGACATCCGGCAGACGTCGCAGCCGCATCGCGGCACCTCTTGGATGCCTTCGGCGAGCGAGTCGTACTCGTCGATCTCCTGCACGCGTTGCACCCGCACGTCGGTGACATCGAGCGTGATGCGCGACAGCCCCCGCGGGCAAAACATGCCGGGCAACGCCTTCGGCTTCCAAGGCCACGCGTCAGCCACGGTCGGCGTCAGGTCTGCGATGTACACGGACTGTCCGCCGCCGACGTGGCGAATGGCTTCTTTCACCCACAACCGATCGCCGACGAAGTATGGAATCTTGGTGGACGAGTAGTGGCGGACGTGTCCACCGGTGTCATTGAAAACAACCTGGTCGAAGGTTGGCCAGCTCGGCGAACGCTCGATGGCCGGTGTCCATCCGGCATGAGCCCAGAACGCGCCACTAGCGTTCTTGATGATCCGGCGCGTCTGCGTCTTCGTGCCGTCGAGCAGCGCGCGCACCATCGGCGCGCTGAACAGCATGGGAATCTCGCGGCTCACGGCCGCACCCTGAGGCTGATCAGCAGCTCCCCAGCCCTCAGCGGGCACCACTCGGGCGCCCAATCATCGCGGCCATTGATCGCTGTGCCGGTGTAGATCGACGAGTTGCCCTCGCGCAGCGGGTGCTGGCAGAACGCGTTCTCCGCGCACATGGGGCAGCTATCGCATCCCGTGACCTGATGGAGAACTCTCACGGCTCACCTCGCAGCGCGGCTTGCAGCTCGTCCAACACCTGCCGGTAGGTCGCAACCACGTGGACGTTTGCTGTCAGGCATGGCTTCGTCGAGAAACGCCTCGTAGCCCCCCGCCAGCGCCTCGCCAGCGCCTCGACGCGCGCGCGCTGGCGCCCGAGCTCGAGACAGATGTGATAGAGCGTCGCACCCTTGGCTTCGTCGAGCTCCTCGCGCAGCGCGACCACTTCGATCGCGAGGTGTTTGGCGAAGTAAACGCGGTGGATGTACGCGTCGAGCGGTTCGTCGTCACCCCGCACTTCGGCCTCAGCGTCGGTGTCATATCCTTCGCCAGCGAGTCGAATCCACCGATCAACCAGTTCTTTAGTCGGACGTTCCATATCCCCTCCTCAATGCGTGTAGATCTTGAGCGCGACGGCGATCGCCACCGCGTTCCACAGCCAGAAGTAGAAGCGCGTCACGGCCAGGTCTTCCAGACGACCAGCGCCCAGACGATCAACGCGGTCACCGCGCACCAGAGCGCGAGCCGTTCGCCGGTTGTCACCGGAGCACCAGGTGCTTGGTCTCGACCATCTTGGCGCCCTCGACCAACTCGCCAGCCTTCAGCGCCTTGGCGATCGCAGTCTTGTTGATGCTGTCCACGCCGCGCTTGACGAAGCGGTCTTCCGCCGACACCAAGAACTGGCCCTCCCACTCAACCTCCACGTGCGACGACCTCTGGAGGCTGGCAGTGACCGTCGGCGTCTCGATGCGGTCGCGACCCAGCTCGCGCATCGCCGCGGCAAGGCGCTCCTCGAGCGCGTCTGCGCCGCGCGCGTCGGCCGCTGCGCCCTTGGTGAAGTGCTCGGCCGCCTCTTTGCGCGCTTTGGCCCGCGCGCGCTTCTCGAGAATGACGATGTGGTACGCCTGCGTCTTGAGCTCGAGGTCGAGCTCGAGCGAGTTCAGCTCGTCGGTGACTTCGCCCTCGTTCTCCTCGATGTTCTCGCGGATCGCGGCAACGATGTCGAACAGACGCTGTTTCGGTGCCGCTGGTAGCTGCGTGTCGGTTGTCATTGCGGTTCTAAGCCCCACGAGGTGTTGGTGTCTTCGGCCGGCGCACCATGCGTCCGGTCGTGCTCTGCCTGCATCGACTCCGTAATCGGGTCTGCAGGCGCCTTCGCGGCCTCGTCAGCCTTCGCCAGCGCGCGCTCAGTCTCGGCATCCAGCAGCTCGTCGAAGCGCTTCTGCGCGGCGTCCCGGCTCGCGCTCGCGCCCTTGTGCAGGCGCTCGCGTGTCGGGTCCTGGATGAGCGCATCCAGGAACGCGATGTAGTCGCCGAGCACGTTTGCCGGCGCTTCTGTGAGCAGCTTCCCCGCCCACGCGTTGTCAGGCCAACCGAGCCAAAACACCGGACCGACGGGCTTCGACTGCTGCTTGGGCTCTGCAGTCTTCGGCGGCTGCTGGTTGTTCGCCACGAGCTGTGGTCGGTCGTTGTCTGACTGCTCCATTTCGACGTCGGAGTAGACGCCGCTCATCTCGTTCGGGAACGCCTTGCGCAGCGCCAGGGACTCCGCGCACTTCGCGAGCTGTCCGGCCGGCATGTCGCGCCAGAACTTCGTGGGATTGCCCTCGCGCGTCTTCTGGACGTACTCGCGATAGAGCGCGATCGCCCCCACTGGCTCGATGAAGTCGCGGCGCACGACGCGCACGCGCGCGGCTGCCGGCGGCTTGTCGCTCAGCCAAACGTCTTTCCAGACGCCGTCCTCGCCACACCACTCCGGATCTTTGGTGCCGCCGTACTTGCCCGTGCGCTCTGCGTTGAGGCGCATGCCGTCGATCGAGACCTGCGCCGCCATCACCTCGCGGCGAAGGGTCGAGTCGTAGCGCTTGACCGCGTAGATCTGCTTGGCGAACGGGTCCAGCCGCAGCCGGTTGCAGATGAGCTTGAACAGGTCGAACTCATCGTCCGTAGCGCCCTTGCACAGCGTGTCGCGCAGGAGCGCGTACTTGCTCTCCGGAATGACCGGGGCGAGCGCGGCGGACTCGACCACCGTTGCGAGTGCCGTAGTCATGCGCACCACCTCGCGAACTGGATGTCATCCGTTTTGAGTGCTTCCGCGCACATCTCGGAACCCGACACGGCGCTGCCATTGGCGATCGCGGTCATCACGGCCGCGCGCAACATGTCCTCGCTCGCATGCGCCTGCTCGTCGTCTTCTGCTACGGCCTTGATCGCCTCGACGTACTTGCGAACGTCGTCGACGGTGCAGACCTCGGGCGGCATCTTGCCGAGCAACTCCAGGGCTTCTTTACTCATGGCCGAGCGCCGTCGCAGGGTTGGAGGTTGCCGTCTTCTTCGAGCGCCGCGTCTTGGGCACGGGCAGCGCGTCGAGCGCGTCTTGCGCCAGCTTGATGTTCGCGCTGATTTCATCGCGCGTCTTGCGCGCGCGGGCCAAGTCTTCCAGCAGCTCAGAGCGGCGCTTCTCGATCGCTTCGTACAGGTCTTCGTGTGCCATCTTGCGTGTCTCCTCGCGGGCTACGCTCGCCCGCAAAACGTTTTCGAGTTGGTCCGGCTGCGTGGCCGCTGGCCGCAAGCCCTGCGCCGTGACTCCGCTCACCCAGCCGGGTCCGCCGCTCACGTGAACAACCCCCGCGCAGCGCGGCGAGCAGCCCGCATCCCCGCAACGGCCGCCTGCGTGTCGTCGCCCGCGATCACGTGCTCGTCCAGCACGCGCCAGCCCTCGGACGGCACCGTCATCACCTGCAGGCGCGCCGTCGTCAGGCGCAGCCAACGGTCGTAGTAGACGTGCAGCATGTAGCGCGGGTTCTTCAGCCGCAGGATGTCCGCGCTCTGGTCGTTCGCCGGCTCGTGGTCCAGCTCGCCCCACGCGTTGCTTCCCTCGTCCCAACTCGGGTTCCAGCTCTGTGTAAGCGCCATCTCGTCGCCCTCCTTGAACCTTACGAGCTCAATCATAGGGCTGTACGACTAGGAGTCAAGCCCTAATGGTACACTACTACAAAAATCGCGCGGCGACGCCTAGGCCCACGCGCCGAGGGCGGATCGCTTGGGCGGCTGGTGCTACGATGGTGGTTGCGGCTAGTCCCGCTGGGTGTGGTGAACGTGTCGCTGCAGAAACGACAGCGACAAGTTTGCAGCTTTCGTACACATTCCGACCAATGCGCCTAGAACAGCTCGAGGTGTTGGCGGCTGAAATAATGGCGGAAGCGGGGCTAAAGCCGCCTGTTTCCGCCTTCTTACTGGCCGATGCACTTGGCCTAGACTTGACGCCTGTGGGCGGCTTCGAAGAGGGGGTTTACGGACGGGAAATCCGCTTCAACGCGAGGCGACCACATCGCGAGCAGCAAGAGTCGGTGATGCGCTTCGTCGCCAGGTACGTGCTCGAGCGCAATGGCTTCTACGCGACCGACCACTCGGTCGCGCGGCTATCACGCGCTCTGATGCTGCCGCTCGAGCCGTTCGTGGCTGACGCCAGACGAGGCCGCACCTTCGAGTGGCTGCTCGCGCGCTATCCGCACGCGAGCGAGGCACAGGTGGGCGCGCGCATGGGCGAGCTCGCAGGGCAGCAGCGCCGCGCGCGCGCTCCTCACGCGCTCACACGGTAGCGGGCCTGCGTCCTGGGGTCTTCGCGGGCAGCTGCTTCGTCGGGGCGTTGGGCGACCTTGGGGGGCCGCCACGTGCCCGCCTGACAGCGTTCCGGAAGGCCTGAACGGCGTCCTCGGTCCGGTCGCGCTCGGCGCGGTGCGCCAGCAGGTGGATCTCAAGGTCGTCGAGCTCGGGCGAGTTGCCGTCGTCGAGATGCCTCGACAGGTGGGTCATCTCGTCGTCCGTGATCGGGTTGCAGCGGCCGTCGTTCAGCAGCATGGCCAGCGCCATCGGCACGCCCCGAGTCCCCTTGGACACGGGGCGCAGCCCCGGCTTCGGGCCTGGGCGACCGGAGCCCAGGTCAGGGCTGTCGCCCGCCAGAAAATCCGCGGTGGTCTCGAGCGCCTGGGCGTAGGCAAACAGCGTCTGCGCACTGACACCCATGTCGCCGCGCTCGTGCTTGCTGACCGTGTCAGCACCCACCCCCACCAGCGAAGCCAGCTGGGGCTGGGTCAGCTTGCGTTTCTTCCTGAGGTCCCTGATTCGGGGTCCGATGCCTTGCACAGGGACTTCCATACCGACTTCCTCCACAAAAATGTATCGCCGTTCAGTCATGAGGCTTGACAACTAGGAGTACGCTCCTAGTATTGCAGGCATGAGATTCGGTAAACGCATCCGGGCGGAGCGAGAGCGGCTCAAGCTCACGCAGGTCGCGCTGGCAGTACGCATCGGCGTAGGCAGTGACATCGTGTCGAAGTACGAGCGGGACAAGCTGATCCCGTCGGTGCCGACTCTGCAGGCTCTTGCGCGTGTGTTCGGCGTCTCGATGGACGAGTTGTGCGAGGAGAACGCCGCGTGAAGCTTCACGCGCCCATTCGTATACACGTTCTAGCCAACTTCAATAGGTCTGTGAGCTTTTGTGCGCCTGTTAGTTTGTTAGCTGCCGCACACGTGATCCGGAGCGACGTCGCGAGGTCTTGGTTTTGGGCATGGGCCAAGGCTTCGCCGCGTCACTCGGGCGCACGTGGACGCATACAGCTTCTGCTTCGCGGCGCTCGAGGCTGATCGCCGACCGCTGACCCCCCTTGGTGGTCGGCGATCGCCTCCCTTTCTCCAACGTGAGGTGACCGATGCGTACGCGTACCGACTCCCAGCGCATCGCCGATCTCGAGGAGATGGTCTGCGTTCTCGCCGACGAGCGGCGCGCGCTCGCGCAGCAGGTGCACGCGCTGGAGCTGATCGTCGCGCGACAGGAAGCGGCCAAGCGCGCACGCAAGCGTGGCAGCCAACGGCGGCGGCCTGGTTACGACCCGCAGGGCTTGGACATTCACACGCAGTGAGGGCTTTGCATGGTCTGGTTCAAGGTCGACGACAAGTTCCACTCGCACGCCAAGGTGTTGCAGTGCTCCAACGCTGCGATCGGCGTGTGGACGAAACTGGGTAGTTGGTGCGCCGAACAGCTCAACGGCGGACGGGTCACCAGCACGGCCTTGAAGCACTTTCGGGTACGAAAAGATCTCATTACGGAGCTAGTTGCTGCTGGGTTGTGGCTCGAATGCTGCGACGGCGCCGACGTAGAGTACGTGTTCCACGATTGGGACGACCATCAGCCTGCGAAGGATCAGGTTTTAGCCCGTAGAAAGGCCACTAAGGAGCGGGTCGCGCGGCACCGTAACGCCGTTACAACAATCGCGAGTGACGATGCCGGTAACGCCGTTACTAACGGTGTTGGTAACGCTGCTCCCGTCCCGTCCCGTCCCGTTAAGAGATCAATCCCTTCTCTAGCTGCAGACGCCTATGAATCCGGCGGCGGCGGCAGCTCGAGTGTTCGAAGTGTGGACAGCCTGAGCGCGGCTGGCCGGATGTGGGTCGCCGGCGTGATGGGGCGGGACGACTACGACCACCGCGGCAAGTGGGGTCATCCGCTCGCTGTGATCGCTCAGAAGCCCGACGTCGAGAAGCGAGCCGTGGCGGCAGCGCTCGGCAAAGAGCTCGGCAAGAACGGCGTGCGCCGCAAGCTGACTCCGCAGCACATCTTGGACTACTGGGCCGCGTACGTGGACGGGCAGCCGCCTGGAGCTCGCAGCGCTGACGCAGCGCCGCAGCTGGGAGCGGCAGAGATTGCGCAGGCGAAAGAAGAGTTCGCGCTGTGCGAGCAGCGCTACCGCGCGGCGGACCCAGCGAGCAAAGCAGCGGCACGCGAGAAGTGGGCTGAGAGCGACAGGAAACTCAAGGAGCTGAAAGCGAGGCACGCATGGACGGGTTAGCGCCAAAGACTCTGATCGAGATGCTTCGAAGCTACGACCTCGAGGCGATCGCAATGGACACGTTGCATCGCGTCGACGAGCTGCGGCCGTACGACGTTCCACTGGTCGTGCCGCCGTCGGAACAGCTTCACAAAGTGTTGAGCCTGCGCACGCCCATCAGCGTGCCGGATGAGCTCAAGTTCGAGTTCGAGTCTCGCCACGAGCAGGTCATGGCTCGAGCAAACGCGAAGGCGGAGAACTTGCGCATGCTGCGCGCGACGCTCTGGGCTGAGGTGTACCTGCGCCAGAAGGGCCGTGAAGAGCACGAGGTGTTGCGCGCGTTCAATCGCGACATCTGGGGCGTGAGCGAGCCGGCCAGCGTCGAGATCGATTTGCGCGAAGCGCAGGTCAAGGCACATGCATGAGCTCGACGGTCGCAGCGCTGTACATCGATCCGCGCGGACCATACCCGCGCATGGATGGCGTCGACTGCTGGGACGAGCAGCGCGATGCCCGAGCGTACGAAGGCCCGCATCCGGTGGTCGCGCATCCGCCGTGTGGTCCTTGGGGCCGGCTACGGCACATGTCGCATGGAGGCGCGAAGGACTGTGCGCCGCTGGCTGTCGAGCAAGTGCGGAAGTTCGGCGGAGTACTCGAGCACCCCGCCGGCTCTCTGCTGTGGCCAGAGTGCGGGCTGCCGCTGCCTGGCGAACTGCCAGACGCGCACGGCGGCGTGACGATCGAAGTCGAACAGGTGCGCTGGGGCCACGTCGCGCGCAAGAAGACCTGGCTGTACCTCGTGGGCGTGCGCGACGCCGGCCGCAACCCGCCGCCGCGAAACCCGACGCATTGGATTGCTGGCGCGCGGCGACGAACGAAGCGGGGCGGCGGCGTTTGCCCACCAGGCATCAAGTTTTGCAGCGCAGAGCAGCGCCGGCGCACGCCGCCTGCGTTCGCCGAGTGGCTTGTCGCCTTGGCGCGGACGGCGAGGGCGCCACATGCGTGAGCACAGCTCGTTCCTGCTGCCGCCGAACGCGCGGCGCGGAGCTCGCGAGTGCAGGCTCGAGCAGTGTCAGAAGTGCGGCCACGAATGCCCGCACGAGTTTGTGTGCTTGGGCGGTCGTACCTGGGGATTCACGTGCACGAACTGCCGCCGTGAGCGGCGAGAGAGGGAGAGGGGTGAGTGATGCCAAGGGTAGCTGCAGCCAAGTCTGAGAAGTTCATGCCCGAGCTGGTCTCGTGGAGCCCGAACACTGCGACGGTGATCGTGCCGCTGCGCACGCTGAACGAGCTCAACGACCACACGCATTGGCGCAAGCGGCACAAGCGCTCGTGCGAGCAGCGGCTGACCGTGTGCGCGTACCTGAACCAACTCGGCCAGGACTTCCGCCGCGATCTCGTCACGTACGTCGACTTCGTGCGCGTCGCGCCAGGCCAGGGCCTCGATCCGGGAGACAACCTGAACAGCTCGATGAAATACGTTCGGGACCAGATCGCGGCGTACCTCGCAGGCAACAACACGCCAGAGGGCAAGGGCGATGACGGCCCGAAGTGCGGCGTGCGCTGGAGCTACCAGCAGCGCCGAGCCACGCAGTGGGGCGTCGAGATCCGCATGAGCTCGTTCCCGTTCCGACTGGAGCTCGCGCTATGAACAAGCAAGCCGAACTCATCGAGGGTAGCGCGCGCGACCACGGCAAGAGCCAGTTCTTCACGCCGCCGAAGCTGGCGCAGAAGCTGGTTGAGTGGGCTGGCGTGTCGCCGTTCATGAAAGGCCCGCGGATTACGCGCGTGCTCGAACCCAGCGCAGGCAATGGGGCAATCGTTCGGCCGCTCGTGGCTGCGGGCGCAGAGGTGTTCATTGTCGAGATCGACCAGCGCTATGTGACCGACCTCATTGGCGCGGGTGCGACCGGCTACACAACTGGGCGCGACTTCCTGACTGTTGAGCCAGACGAGTATCGGCCGGTGGGGCATTTCGACTTGGTGGTCGGCAACTTCCCATTTCACGCTGACCTGCGTGGCGAGTTCACGCTGCACGCGCTGAAGTTCGCGCCGCGCATCGTGGCCATCTATCCGAGCAACGTGTTCTACAGCGAGCGACGCATCGCGATGTGGGGCGCAGTGCGGCCGACCAGAATCGCGCACATCTCGCGACGACCATGGCCCGGAGCGACTGACTACGTGGCTCTCGAGCTCGTGAAGCGCGACCGATTCATTGGCGACGCTTCGATCGTGGAGAGCTGCCTCACCGAGTGGTGGACGGAGGATTGGGCGTGACCACTGGACCCAAGGCGTATTGCAGCATCTGCGGCACAGAGCACCGCCGTAAGCATCTGTGGTGCAAGCTGTGCTTCAACGAGTGGGTGCTGGGCGGCCGCCCGCATCGCAGCGGTGGCATCGGCACGCCACCGCCACCACCGCCCGGCTTCGACCCGCGTGACCTGGCTATCGGCAAGCCCCTCCTGTGAGCCGCTCCCAGCTCTGATAGGCTCAGGCGGCGGGCGGGGAGGGGGCACTCACTACGTAGACGTTCAGCATTCACGCACGCGGGGGTAGTTGGATAGCCTCTTGCGATGCGCTCCAGCCTCGCAGCGGCCTTCCTCGCAGCAACCCTGCTCACGGCCCCGGCCTGCGAGTCCGAGCCGCCGTACCAGTCGCAGCGCTGCCGAGAGCTACGTTCCAAGGTCCGCATGATCGACGCGCTGCGGGCGATGCGCATGACCGACGCGTTCAAAGAGTCCCAGGCTGAGGTAGACGCTGTGGTGCGAGGCTGGCGTGAAGAGCAGCCTGAGTGCTTCGACCCGAGCCTGTAGCGAAATCCCAGCTGCATACGACTAGGAGTCATTGACTGCCGGGGGGGTGACCCTGCAGGATGGCCCCAGAAGCGCGCTGATCCTGTTCCACGTGAAACAGCTCATGCGCCTGGGAGCGCACGACTGTGGCCAAGACGGCACTGACGACCACCGAGCAGCTCATCGTCGACAGCTTCATCGCGGTCCGCTCGGCGGACGTGCTGGGGCAAGACGACGTCGAGATGATCTTTCGCCCCACCATCCGCATGCGTGAGGCGCTCAACGACCTACCGCCGACCGATCTGCAGACGAAGAAGCTGCTCAAGAACACGGCGGACTACCTCAAGCTGATCGCGAACTACCTGGACGCGAAGGCCGCCGCCATCGTGGTCGTGCCGTGATGGAGCTCCTCCTCGGCTTCGGGTTGGCTTGCGGCGTCACGTGGCTGTTTAGCCGTGTGCTGTCCGACAGCCGGCCGAGTGATCGCGGCACGTACGTCGACAACGGCAGCGATGCGTACTCGCGCCAGTGCGAACACGACGCTGACACAGCGGCGTATGTCGCGTGGGACAACGCTGGCCGCGCAGCCGCCAAGGCCGCACGCAACAGGGGCATGAACTGATGAGCGATACGCCCATTCGCGAGTGGACGTTCGGCACGGTCGTCGGGTCTGTGACCGTCAAACTCGTGGAGCAGGCGATCGAGCACGGCCCGTACGCAGTGCATGAGGCGCTGTGCCGGGCGGCCGCGATGGTGAAGGCGCAAGCGACGCTGCCGTACCACGCCGCGAAGATCGTCACACCCGAGGAGCCGCCAGCATGACCGCGTGGGACCAAGCTCGAGCCGCGCAGCACCGGCCGTTGCGCAAGCCGTACAAGCCTGTCGCGCCGGTGGGGCCAGTCTTCGACAGCAGCATCCTCATCCCCGATCGCGCAGCGCCATGCGGACACCTGCGGTGCTTGAGCCGCTGCGCGAAGCTGCCGCCGCTCGAGTACCTGCGGCCCCCGTACGGCCACACGCTCGAGGGCCACGAGATTCGGCATCACAAGTACATCAAGCCTGGTAGCGACACGGCGTACTTCGAGCGGCTGGAGAGCTGCGCTGGCTACGTGATGCACGTCGGACTGCTGACGCAGGGGCAGCTAGACGTTGCGCGCACAATCAAGGTGCCTGAGGGCATGGCGCTCGTTGAGCGCGAGCAGCTGCCGATGCGCCCGAGCGGCCTCAACAGCGTGACGACTGCGCTTGCTGCTGGCCAGGCGAGCGGCAAGGCGAGCGATTGGCTCACGCCCGAGCAACGCGCGCGACTGGGGATGGAATGACCCGCGCGTACGGCTGGAAGCCCGACCTGCCCGACAAGCGCGACCGCTACCACGTGGCGCGCGTGCCAGCGATCGAAGCGTTGCCGCCACGTGTCGACCACTCGATGGTTATGCCGGACTGCTGGGACCAAGGCCCGCTCGGGGCTTGCACCGCGTTCGCGATCGGTGGCGCTGTGGTCTACGAGCTCGGGCAGCCATCTGCGGTCTGGTCACCCAGCTTCCTCCAGCCCTACTACGCCGCCCGCGAGATGGAGGGCACGGTCCCGATCGACGCGGGCGCGTACATCCGCGACATCTGCAAGGTGGCCGCGCAACAGGGCATCGCGCCTGCGGTGCAGTGGCCGTACCACATCGACCGCTTCGCTGTGAAGCCAAGCAAGCTCGCTCGCAAAGCTGCGCTCGACTGCAGGGTCTCGAGCTACGCACGCGTGCACCAGAACGAGCTGCAGCTGAAGGCTGCGCTTGCCGGCGGTGACACCGTGGTCTTCGGCGCGAGCGTCTACGAGAGCTTCGAGAACGCGCCGTTCGGCGACGTCGACTTGCCGCGTCCGAGCGACGACCTGCTCGGCGGACACGCGATGCTGCTCGTGGGCTACGACGACTCAGAGCGCCGCTTCAAGTTCCGCAACAGCTGGGGCACGGGCTGGGGCCGCAACGGCTACGGCACGATTCCGTACGTGTACCTCTGCGACCACGACCTGGCCGCGGACTTCTGGGTCATCAAAACCGTCACCGAGGACACGACACCATGATGCTGAAACACGTCGCGCTCGCTGTGCTGCTCGCTCTGAGCTCGTGCAGCGTGCTCAAAGACATCGTTTGGCCGACCACGGTTAAGTGCCTCACGACTCCGGCCGCGGGCCTCGTCGAGAAGGTGCAGAAGATCGTTGAGGCTGACGGCCTCGGCAACGTGTTCAGCCCTGCGACAGTCGACGCGCTCGAGGACGTTGCGCGCACGTACGGCCCCGAGGTCGTCGTGTGCATCCTGAAGGAGCTCATCGACGCGTACACCGCGCCGACGGGCATGCAGGCGCCGCCAGACCGGTTGGCTGCTGCGCGACGCACACAGGACTTCTTGAACGAGCACGACATCGTGGTCGTGGGGAGTGAGGAGTGATGCGCAGCCTGATCGCCACCATCCTGCTCGCCGTCGCTGTCAGCTGCTACGTCAGCACGGACGCGCCATCGCCGCACGCGCTCGACGGCGCTGCCGGCGCGTACAACATCGCCCCAGGCTCGCCAGCGCACTACGCCAGCACGTACCCGATCGCGGTGGCTGCCGAGCCGCTGACGCTGGCCAACACGTGGACGACAGTCAACAGCAACGGCGGCGCGGCGTTCAACGAGTACAACCGTCTGTGTCGCGTGATCCGCGTGTACGTGATGCAGCACCAGAACGCGCAGTGGTCCTGCTACTGCGACGACTTCACGAGCACGCCCTACTGCCAGAACGCAACGGCGTGGCTCGGCGTCCGTGACGCCACGTGCGCCGGAACCAACTGCTCCGAAGGCGTCGGCTGGATCAAGCAGGGCAGTGGCACCGGGCTGCTGTACCGAGCGCGCTACAACATGAGCAATAGCCCCTCGAACGATAACGTGGGCTTCGTCGAGTACAAAGAGGAGCTCACGCCGCAGCAGGTGAAGACGGGCGAACTGTTCACCGGAACCTGGTCGAGCCACACGCTGCGGAGGTATGTGCCGTGAGCTTCTCGGCCCTCGAGTACAGCTGCTCGCGATGCGGGCAGGGCTTCCACTCGATGGCTGCGTTCTTCACGCACCGCATGTTCTGCAGGGAGCGCAACGTATGAGGCTCATTCGACGCTTCACCGCTTGGGTAGACGGGCAGCTGGTCAGGCTCGGCCTGTGGCTCGAGGAGCTGGGGAAGGAATGAACCCCCTCCGCAAGCTCTGGCGCTGGTGGCGCGCACCGCAGCCGCTGCCGTTCGACCACTGGTATCCGCCACACAGCACGATCCAGTGCTGGGAGGCTGGGCCGGAGCGCTGCTTCTACTGCCTGGCGCACGTGACGAGCGAAGCGGCCGACCAGCCCTGCCCACGTCGGCGGCCCGACATGAGGGAACTGGCGTGAAGTGGCGCAAGCTCAGATGCAGGCTGTGCAGCAAGCGCTACCGCGCGTGTGAGTGCTTCGCTGTGCGTGACGAGCAGGCGCTCGCTGAGGCGGCCGAGCGGGCTCGCGCGGCGTATAGCCGCGAGCTCTACGAGAAGCGGCAACGCGCTCTCGAGCTGGCGCTGGCGAAGGTGCGGGCAGCATGAGCGCCGCGTTCAAATGCGACCGGTGCGGCAAGGTGCAGGAAAGCTACGCCGTCCACCTGCTGCGCGGTCATCGTGATTACGACCTGTGCACGGGGTGCGTCGCGGACTTCGATCGCTGGATGCGACGCGAGCCGACCAACGTGCTCATGCCGAAGGAAGATCCAAAGCTGAAGCCGCAGGACGTCGCCATGCGTCAGCTGCGAACGCAGAGCTGGGATTACTGATGAGCGCCAAGGACGCCCCGATCGCGGTTCGCTCCGGCCAGACGCTCGTCGGCGTCATCGACAAGTGGCGCATGCGTCGCGAGTTCATCGAGAGCCAGGTGGTGCGGTACGCGACCATTTGCCCGAGGTCGACAGACCTTTGGAACGCTCGCATCTGGGCGGCTCACCTCTGGGAGGTCCGCTACGGTGGCTGATAAGCCCGACGCGATCGAGCGCGCGGCTGCCAAGCAGCTCGCCAACGAGACCATGCGCGAGGCTGCGAGCGCCGAGTGGTTCGCGCGCCGCTCGTACATGAAGGCGGCGCGTGGCGGCGACCTGGCGCTCCCCGAGTCGCTGGAGTCGACGCGCACCCAGGCCATCTACGCGCGGGCCTTGGCGAAGCTCGAGGACACCGCGCTGCACGACCCCGACCCGAAGTACAGCAACCAGGCCTGTGAGCTCATCCTGAACTACGCGATCGAGACGCAGCGCATTCAGGCCGGGCTCGACGCGAAGCACCCGATCGTGGAGGCCGCGCAGCCGACGCAGCAGCCGGCCAACGACCTCACGCGTGAGGAGAAGGTCGCGCTCGCGCGGTCGCATCTGAAGCTGGCGAGGGGCGCATGAAGCGCTATTCGTGCGGATGCCGCGTTGCGGCGGTCGGCGAGAACATCCCCGGCGTCTCGTTCACGTTGCGCGATCCAGACGCAGTCAATCGGGCAGGGTGGTTCGAGCAGAGCAACACGCGCGACGGGGACCACCTCGTCAGCCCGTGCCGGAAGCACATGCCCGGCGTTATCGCGCGCTGGGGCACGCGGCGGATATTCGGAGCGCACGCATGAGTGCAGCGCCTCAGCTCGCCGAGCTCGGCCGCGAGTCGGTCGATGAGCTCGCCCGGTCTGGTGACCTCGAGTTCATGCTCGGCGAGCATCGCATCGAGACGTACCGCAAGTTCCGCCAGTGGAACGTCGAGCGGCAGTCGCGAGCACATCGCGACTGGTGTGCCAGCATCGGCGCGCGCTTCGATCGCATGTGGGTCGACCTCGCGGCGCGGCGCACGTTCAAGACGTCGAGCTGGCTGATCACCGGAGTCGAAGAATGCATCCGCTTCTACCTCGAGCACGGCCGCGGCTGCCACGGGATGATTGCCATCCCCGTCGCCAAGAAGATCGGCGGCGTGCTGGTGCCGAACATCAAGAAGCTGTTCCGCGACATGCCGAAGGGCTATGCGCCGGAGCACCGTGGTAGCGGTCAGGGCGAGCACGAGCACCTATACGTGCCAGCTGTCGATGGTCGTATCAAACTGGTCGGACTCGACCATCACCCAGACGCGCTGCGTGGACCTTTCCTCGACTGGGCATTCGTCACCGAGGCTGGGTACGTCACCACCGATCTCGAGAGCACGGTCGTCTCGGAGATCATGCTTCAGTTCCAGGGCCTCGATCATGCCTGGATGGTGCTCGAGAGCTCTGCGCCAAAGTCGCTCGATCACCCGTTCAAGCGCGTGTTCGTGGTCGATGCCATGGCGCGCGGAGCGTACTCGGAGCAGGTGATCACCGACAACACGTCGCTGACGAAGGAAGAGATCGAAGACGAGATACGCATGACGGGCGGCATGCAGTCCGCGATCACCAAGCGTGAGCTGTTCAACATCGTTGAGCCAGACCCCGAGCAGATGGTGGTTCCCGAGTTCAACGAGGCCATTCACGTCGTGGACGAGTGGCCGATGCCCGAGCACGCGCTCGCGCACGAGGGCTACGACCCGGGCACGACCGACCCGCACGGCCTGGTCGGGCTCTACCTCGACTGGATGACGCAGACGATCGTAGTCGTGTACTCGTGGAAGGAAGCCAACGCGAGCACGGGCAAGGTTGTCGCCACGGCGCAGAACTACGAGCGCCTGCTCTGGGGCACCGAGCACGCGACGCCTGACACGCGGCAGCAGAACCGAGGGCTGATCAGCATCGCGAACGCCGAGCGCACGCCGGGCGGCAAGGTGTGGGTGCCGCCCGAGGGCTCGTTGACGTACTGGGACGAGAGCTCGTGGACGCTCCGCCCGAACCCGTTCAGCCGCATCTCGGACATCGACAACCAGTTTGTGATCGACATGAACAACGATCACGCGATGGCCATTCGCGACGCGGACAAGGGCCCGGGCAGCGCAGAGGCCGACGAGCAACACCTGCGCATGCTGTTCGCTGCGCGGCACAAGGACGGCCGGCCCAAGATCGTCATCGTTCGCAACGGCTACACCGACGACATCATCTGGCAGCTGCGCTCGGGGATGTGGAAGGTCGACGAGACCGGGCACAAGACCGACTGGCAGCGCACGAAGCTGCTGGGTCATCTCGATTGCATCGCAGCGCTCAAGTACGTGGTGCGTGACGTGAAGTGGCGGCGCAATCCGTTCCCGCCAGAAGCCATCGACGTCAACAAGCCCAACACGTTCGTACCCGAGCGCATCAAGAAGAAGCTGCGCGGCAGCGGCATGCCTATCGCGGCGCCGAGAGTGCTCGGCGGACGCACGCCATGGAGACCGAGATGATGACCGACGTGCTGTATGCAGTGACGATCCTGGGCGCTTCCGGCCTCATCTGGGACGGCTGGCGCCGCTACCTCGCGAAAGACACGGCGACCGTGCGCGAGCTCCGCATCGAGCTGAAGGGCACCCAGGAAGACTGGGAGAAGCGCTTCCACGCCCACGAGCGCGAGCTCGACACGGTTGGCAAGCACGTGAAGGCGCTCGCCGCACGCGACGGCGTGAGCCCGCTCGGCAAGTCGTACAGCACTCGGAGCGCCGGCTGATGGCCACTGAGCACGTGCTGCGCCTGCGCATCACCAAGGCGGCCGAGGCCGCTGCGCGCGCCAACGCGCGTCAGGATGCGCGGGCGTACGCCGCTGCGAAGCAGGCCTACGACACCGCGGACAAGGCGCTGCGCGAGCTCGAGGCAGCCCGCAACGAGAAGGCGATCCACGAGCTCGAGATGAGCGCCCTCCCATGCCGCGGCGGCGCCGTGCTCTCGCCTGCGAAGATCGCAAAATCCGGTGTACCCGTCGAAGTGCTGCAGGGTCGCGGATGGGAGAGCGATAACCGCGGCGGCATGTGGCTGCCGCCGGAGCTGCCGCGACTCGCAGCCGTGCCGCCGCCAGAAGACGAGGCCGGCTGATGGCGTCGCTCAACACGCTGATGCGCCGCGCGCACACGCGCATGGACACCCCGCACGGCCGGACGCGTGTCTCGGGGCGCGAGCGCCGCGCACACGAGGCGTTGCACTGTGCGTTCCGGGAGCGCGCAGCGCTGCTGGGCCCGCTGGGCATCAAGGTAATGGAGTTGGCGAACTACGCCGGCTTTCAGATCCGCGTACAGCTCACCGGCGGAAGGCTCGTAGTCCACAACGTCAGCGGCTTCATCAACGCCGCGATGGGTCTCGAGCACGGTCGCGCGATCGATCAGGTGCTGTTCAACATTTTCAAGATCACACAGAAGGAGGCCGAAGATGGCCACACAGCCGCAGACGCAGGAGCCGGCGAAGCCGAAGCTCCAGCACAAGCATCCGAATAACGAACACTACCTGTTCACCTGCAAGGCGTGCCGCGATGCCGATGCGCAGCGCAGCAAGCTGGACGTGCGCGCGCTCAGCGATGACGATCTCGTGCGCACCACGTTCCTGGTGCCAGAGACCGACTACGACAATCGCGTGTGCCGCGCGTACATCGCGCTGAAGTACCCCGACGCGGTGTACGTCGAGAGCAAGCTCAACACCGCGCAGTTCGGCGGCTGGGCTGACGGCGAGCAGATCGTGGTCGTGCGACGCGACACGCACCCGAAGCCAGGCGGCCCCGGCTCGCGCCGCGAGAAGGACGTCGAAGACCGCTGGCAGTACATCCCGATCGAGCCAGAGACGTACATCAACGAGGTCGTGGAGAGCGCGCCTGTCGACGTGAAGACCACGATGGTCGTCACCAAGGCCGACCGCTTCACCAAGGCCGAGCTGAACACCAAGCCCCTGATCGCCCGGCTCTCGGAGCTGATGCCGTTGCCCTACCGCATCGACCTGCCGCGCGACGACAACGATTCCGTTCTGTACTTCGTCCACGCGTGAGGTGAGAGATGCCCGACGCAAGCAGCAGCGAGGCCCCGAAGTATCTGGGCCTGCAGACCGGCCCGGAGTTCCTGGATGGCGCGCGCGAGTTCGAGCGCAACTGGCTCTACACGTGCCGCGAGCGCGGCATCTGGCGCCTCTGGTGGCTGATCTACTGTCAGCTGCTCGGCATCGACCCCAACACGGGCGCGTACAACTCGAACCAAGAGCTGCAGTTCGTCGGCTCCGAGGCGCAGTACGCGCTCTTTCGCGTGCAGATCGCGCGCCGCTACATCAAGCAACGCCAGATGATGGCGCAGGACCAGCGTCCGAGCTTCGTGGGCGTCGCGACGAACAACGACGCGGCATCGCTCGCGCAGGTGAACGTCAGCACGCGCGCCATCGAGTACATGCTGACCGAGGCTAAGCTCGAGCAGCAGGCGAACCGCGCGCTCGAGTCGCTCTGCTGCTTTGGCATGGGCGGCCTGATGATCGGCTGGGACTTCCACGCCGGTCAGAAGGTGCCGGCGCAAGAGCCGGAGCTCGACCAGCAGGGCCAGCCGGTGCAGATGCCGATCACCGACGAAGCAGGCAACGTCGGTGTGCAGACGAATCCGGAGACCGGGCAGGACGAAGTTGTCATGCAACCGGTCATGCGAGACGTGGAGAAGCCGAGCGGCGCGCCACGCATTCGCAAGCTCTATCCGTGGCAGATGGCCGTCGATCCGTACATGGAAGACGAGCACAGCGCCGTGATCGTCAAGATCGCGGTAAACAAGTACGAGCTCGCGGCGCAGTTCCCGGAGCACGCGGACGCGATCATCGCGATGTCGATCGATGATGAGATGGGTGATGATGCGTTGTTCGCGTGGGGCGGCTCGCGCGCCGTGTCGTCTGACACGGTCGTGCTGCGGCAATACTTCCATCGCAACTGTGAGGCGGTGGAGGGCGGGCGCTGGGCCGGCTTCTTGAAGGGCCTCGGACTGTGGGGCGTCGACAAGCCGATGCCGTGCCCGCTCGACAACGGGCTGCCGGTCAAGTTCATGGTCGGGCCGCGCTACTACGGCACTTCGTTCGGCTACGCGGAGAGCGGCGACCTTCTGTCGCTCCAGCAAGTCATCAACGAAGTCGTGAGCATGAACGTCACGAACATCCAGAAGCGCGGCAATGCGAACGCGTACAAGCGCGATGACGTGCAGATCGATGTCGACGCGTGGAGCAAGGGCGGCGGGCTGATCGATCTGCCCGCCGGCGCGGAGCCGCCGACGTGGGACGAGCCGCCCAAGATGGATTCGTTGTCGCAGTACATCCTCGAGTTCTGCCTCGAGCAGAGCCGCGGCATGCTCGGCAGCAACAGCGTCACCGAGGGA